ATGCCAACGTATGCTACTATTCCTAATAAGTTAACGACAGGTAGACCCATACAAATATATGTAGATCGACTTGCACCTACTCCGGTGGTAAAAATATGGCCCACAGCTAATGTGTTGGGTTATACACTGGTGTATTGGCGCTTAAGAAGAATACAAGATGCAGGTGCGGCTGGTTCTAATACTATGGACATACCGTTTCGTTTTATGCCTGCTTTAATTGCAGGACTGGCTTATTATTTAGCCCTTAAAACACCTGACGCTGTGGATCGCATTGCGCCACTAAAACAAATTTATGACGAAGCTTATGACCTAGCCGCTCAAGAAGATAGAGATAGAGCGCCTATTAGGTTTATTCCTAAGATAGGTTATGTAGGCACAAGGGGCTTCTAAGGTGCCTCATTCATTTGCTAGTGAAAAAATAGCCTTTGGGTTTTGTGATCAATGCTATTTTAGATACCCTTTAAAAAAGTTACGAACCCTTACTGTTAAAGGACGCATTGTAAACTTAAGAGTGTGTCCTGAATGTTGGGATCCAGACCATCCGCAATTATGGGTCGGAACTTTCCCTATTGATGATCCACAAGCTTTGCGAAATGCGAGGCCAGATATAGACCTCAATGAAGAACGAGGGTTATTTGCTTACAATCCTGTGGCAACGCAGACTATTAACACTACGCTGAATAGCGTGTTTATTACAATCAATTGAGGTATTATATGGCTAAGTTTGAAGGTTCAGCTAGAGATATTAAAGAAGATAAAAAACTAGCAAAAAAGAATAAAATGTCTATGGAAGATTGGGAAAAAAGTTCTAAAGACGCAAAACACGACAAGCAAAAATCTATGAAAGGGCTTAAAAAAGGTGGTATAACATCTATGGATGCCAAAAAAGTAGGTCGTAACATGGCTCGTGCAAACAATCAAAAGAGTTCAGGTAGAGGTCGCTAATGGCTAAACAACATATTGAAGGTTCTGCTGAATATAAAGGTGTTAAGTCTGGGCCTACTCCAGTGGGTAATGGCTATCCTGTAAAAATTGATACCGAAAAAACGGTTAAAGTACGTGGTACTGGTGCAGCAACTAAAGGCACTATGGCTACTAACAAATTAGGTTAAATATGAGCTTAACTTACGCCCAACTTAGCGCAGCTATTCAGAATTATACCGAGGTTACAGAGTCTTCTTTTGTGGCTAACATACCTACTTTCGTGCAAAACACAGAAACACTGGTTAACAATTCTGTACAGCTTCCAGCTTTTCGTACTAATGTTACGGGCGTAACAACTGCCAATTTACCTTATGTGGCGTTGCCACCTGATTTTTTATCAGTATTTGCTTTGTCAGTATTTACTACTACCACAGTAAATGGAGCGCCACAAACAACTCAAACGTACCTATATCAAAAAGACGTAGAGTATATTAGAGAAGCTTATCCTTTTCCTGGAGTATCTGGGATGCCTCAATACTATGGCATTTTTGACAATACTTCTTTTATTTTAGGGCCTACGCCTGATGCTCAATACTCTGTTGAAATGCACTATTACGCATACCCTCAGTCTATAGTAACGGCAGGTACAAGTTGGTTAGGTAATAACTTTTCTAATGTGCTTTTATGGGGGTCTTTAGTTGAGGCCTATATTTATATGAAAGGCGAAGCAGATTTAATTCAAGCGTATCAAAACAAATTTCAAGAAGCTATGGCGCTTCTTAAACAATTAGGTGACGGAAAAGACCGCCAAGATACGTACCGAGTAACCCAAGTAAGAGACAAGGTAAATTAATATGAGTGAATTAAGCGAACAAGCGCAAGTTACCTTAAATAGCGTAACTATTGAAATTACAAATCCTGAGCCAGATATGGCTGAAAACAATATTGAAGAAGAGGAAGCAGAATAATGGCCATTACACAATCTATAACATCAACTTTTAAATCTCAGCTATTAAGTGGTGGGCACAACTTCGCTGCTTCTGGGGGAAATACTTTTAAAATAGCTCTGTACACTTCAGCGGCTTCATTAGATTCCACTACTACAACATATACCGCTACTGGGGAAGTTTCAAGCTCAGGCACTAATTATACTGCTGGGGGTAATACTTTAACTAATTCGGGTATTACGTTATCAGGAACTACTGCGTATATTAGTTTTTCTAATACTTCTTGGACTTCTGCTTCATTTACTGCAGCAGGTGCGTTGATATACAACGCTACCAATAGTAACAACGCTGTAGCTGTATTTAACTTTGGGGGTAACTTTACCTCAACTAACGGCACATTTTCCGTAATATTCCCTGCGGCTACAAGTTCTACTGCTGTTTTAATACTAAACTAATAGGTGCTTAAATGCCTTTACTAGCTGATCGTGTACTAGAAACGTCCATAACTTCAGGTACAGGCACACTTACCCTTGCAGGCGCGGTATCAGGATACAGGTCGTTCAACTCAGCTTTTACTAATGGCAACATCGTTTATTACACTATAGATGATGGGTTAGGTAATTGGGAAGTAGGTTATGGCGCTGTGGGCACTGGAACTTTATCAAGGACTACAGTACTCGAATCAAGTAATGCTAATGCATTAGTATCTTTTTCATCCGCAACAAAACGAGTTTATTGTACAGCTCCTGTCCCTGCGCTACTACCAGATCAAACGGGCAACAATACTAAAGTATTAACAACTAATGGCACAACACCTTCTTGGGCTACCCCTAATGCGGGTACAGTAACTACCGTTTCGGTAGTTTCGGCTAATGGGTTTACAGGCACGGTAGCTACGGCTACTACTACTCCTGCTATTACAATAACGACAAGCATCACAGGATTGCTTAAAGGTAATGGCACTGCGATAAGCGCAGCTACTGTAGGAACTGATTATAGTGTGGGCACTTCGGCCTTAACTACAGGTATTTTAAAAAGCACTACAACGACAGGCGCATTATCTATCGCTGTAGCAGCCGACTTTCCCACTTTAAATCAAAATACCACAGGCACTGCCGCAGGACTTTCTGCTACATTAGCGGTTGCTTCTGGAGGCACAGGGGTTACGACATCTACAGGCACAGGATCAACAGTTTTAAGCACGAGTCCAGCGTTAACTACCCCCACTTGGAATAATGCAGCACCCAATATAACCAATATTACTTCGGCTGGAACTACTACCACACTTACATCATCGTCCACCTATTATCAACGGGTTACAGGCACTTTAACACAAACTATTAAATTGCCCGATGAGACAACGATACCTGCTGGCGCAACTTATATAATAGATAACGACTCTACTCAAAACATAACTATTACAGATAGTGCAGGAAACACGTTATCAACAGGTGCACCTGGAGCGGCTGGGTTGTTTTATTCTATGTCTAATGCCACTGCTACTGGGAATTGGGGGGGTTATGCGTATTTGCCCGCTTCAGTACAATGGGGTTCTGGGGCTTTAGGTGTTGCTTATGGTGGTACAGGCGTAACTGCCGCAGGCACTTCAGGTAATGTTTTAACAAGTAATGGCACAGCATGGGTGAGTCAAGCCCCAGCAGCTAGTGGAATATCAACAGGTAAAGCCATAGCAATGGCGTTAATTTTCGGCTTTTAAGGAACCCATATGAACCCAAATATAGTCAATGTAACAGCAATTTATGGCAATACCTCATCGGTATCGCTAACTACAACATCAGCAACTTCTTTAGCGTCTAATGCTGCGTCAAGCGGGCAAGCTTTTAAAATAGACTCTATTGTAGTGGCCAACACTTCAGGTTCTGCTGCTAATATCACTATTAACGTATATTCCGCTGCAGCTCTTGGTGGTACAGAATTTCCTATTGCTTCTACTATCTCTGTCCCTGCATATGCTTCGTTAATAGTAACCGACAAAACAACGGCATTTTATCTCCTTGAAAATCAGTCCATAGGAGCAACAGCTGGTACAGCAAATGCACTAGTGGTAACTTCAAGTTGGGAACAACTCTCTTAAGGAGGCTAAAATGTCAAGAAGATATTTAGCAGGGTTCGTCCAAGACGGGCTCTTTAATCCTTTGGTTGTGCCTACGCCTAGCTATTTGTATAACCTTCTTAGTTGGGGGAGTAATGCTTACGGTCAATTAGGTCAAGGCAATATAACTAATTATTCAAGCCCTAAACAAGTAGGCTCATTAACTACATGGTCTAAAATCACTGCAGGGTTTTACCACACCATAGCCACTAAAACAGACGGTACGTTATGGTCTTGGGGGCGTAATGCTAACGGTCAGTTGGGTCTAGGGGTTACAACTAACTACTCAAGCCCTACACAAGTTGGTAGTTTAACCACTTGGTTAAATATCGCTGCAGGGAGTTACCACACCATAGCCACTAAAACTGATGGTACCCTCTGGTCTTGGGGATATAACATCTACGGTCAATTAGGACTAAGTAATAGAACTAGTTACTCAAGCCCTAAACAAGTAGGTAGTTTAACCACTTGGTCTAATATCACTGCAGGGCGTTTCCACACCATAGCCACTAAAACAGACGGTACACTATGGTCTTGGGGGCGTAATGCTAACGGTCAGTTGGGTCTAGGGGTTACAACTTACTATTCAAGCCCTAAACAAGTTGGTAGTTTAACCACTTGGTTAAATATCGCTGCAGGGAACTACCACACCATAGCCACTAAAACTGATGGTACGTTATGGACTTGGGGGTGGAACCTCTACGGTCAATTAGGTTTAGGGGTTACAACTAACTACTCAAGTCCTAAACAAGTAGGCTCATTAACGTCATGGTCTAAAATAACTGCAGGGTTTAACCACACCATAGCCACTAAAACAGATGGTACGTTATGGTCTTGGGGGTATAATAATTTTGGTCAATTGGGTTTAGGTAATATAACTAAATACTCAAGCCCTAAACAAGTTGGTAGTTTAACAACTTGGCTTAAAATAACTGCAGGGGCTTACCACACCATAGCCACTAAAACAGACGGTACGTTATGGTCTTGGGGGAATAACGGTAACGGTCAGTTAGGTTTAGGTAATATAACTAACTACTCAAGTCCTAAGCAAGTGGGTTCATTAACTACTTGGTCAACTATTTCTGCAGGGTTTTACCACACCGTAGCCCTAGGATAAAAGGAGAAATACAATGGCAACAACAGTATATCCATACGTCCAATATTCAGGGATGTGGACAAAGCAAGCTCAGATGCAAGCAATCGCGGCAGGCACGTGGACAGGTATGCCTTTTCTTTATAGTT